CGATTACTTAAAATTAAATCAAACAACGGTCAGGTAAGCACAGGTTGGCCAACCATGGATCAAAGACTATTTGGAGGCATGAATCGTGGCGAGCTTAATATTTTTGCTGGTGGATCGGGCAGTGGTAAAAGTCTTTTTATGCAAAACATCGCCCTAAATTGGATTACCGCTGGACTCAATGGCGTTTTCCTTTCGCTAGAACTTAGCGAAGAACTGTGTGCCATGCGCCTGGATGCCATGGCAGCAAATATGAGTACTAAAGAAATTTTCAAGGATCTAGATACCCTAGAAATGAAAATTCGATTCTTAGGTAAGAAGTCCGGCAAGTTGCGTATTAAGTATATGCCGGCACAAAGCAATGTTAATCATATTCGTGCTTATCTCAAAGAACTAGAAATACAAACAGGACAAAAGACAGATTTTATCATGGTTGATTATCTTGATCTTGTGATGCCTGTTAGTGCCAAGGTAAGTCCTTCGGACCTGTTTGTCAAAGACAAATATGTATCAGAAGAACTTAGAAACTTGGCCAGAGAATTCAATATATTAATGATTACAGCATCACAGCTGAATCGTAGTGCTGTTGAAGAGATAGAGTTCGATCATAGTCATATATCCGGCGGTATAAGTAAGATTAACACAGCAGATAATGTGTTTGGCATTTTTACAAGCCGTGCCATGCGTGAACGTGGTAGATATCAAATTCAGCTTATGAAAACACGTAGCTCGTCGGGTGTAGGACAAAAAGTTGATTTAGAGTTCAACATTGAGAGTTTGCGTATCACAGATCCTGGTGAAGATTCACAGTCTGAGAACAGCGGATTTAGTGCGAAATCCAGCACACAAATAATGGAACAAATTAAAGCAAAATCTAATACTTTGTATAAAAACGAGCCATTAAATATACAAAATGAAACTAAAATTAGTGCCACAGTAGATTCTTCAAAATTAAAAAATATGCTATCAAATCTAAAAAATAAAACTACATGATTACTAATCAAAACTCAGAAGAAATAAAATTTGAAATTTATCTTACTTCTGAATATTATGAAAAGCCTCCTCATGCTCAAATTTTTTTAAACGAGTCATTGAAATTTTCAAACGAGATTACAGATAATAAAAAATTAATTACTTTTACCGAAAAATTAAATTTTGATAACAAGTATAGTTTAAGAATTATTAGATCAAATACCGATGAGAAAAATTATAACATAAATGGGAAAATTGTAAATCAATGTTTATATATAGATAAGATAGTGATCGACAACATTAATTGTGAATGGCTTTTATATGAAAATAGTTATGCAATAACTGATTTTCCAGAAAGCTATATAAAATATCAAGAGGAAACAGGTCAAACATATTCTAAAAAGGCCTATAATAGGACTTTGATTTTTAACACAGAATGGCATTTTAATTTTACAAGTCCTTTTTATATTTTTATAATGAAGTGCATGGGCGGAGGAATATATTAATGAAAAAATATAGCAGAGAAGATCTAACTGATAAACTTTATCCAATCGAGGATCCTTTTCTGACTGGGTTACCTAACACTTGGTATACTCAAACGCAAAAGTTCAGTGACACAGACTTGTTTACCAGGGCCGCTGATTATTGGTTTAAATCATCTAAATTAAACACGTTAAGAAATTGGGATCAATTTGGATGTGTAGATGTTATCATGGGTTGCACACATTACATTGAATCTATAATTTTAAAATATGGCTGGGACGGGTTCCAAATATTACCACAGGAGTATGGATATTATGGTTTAATGGGAAAAACTGGAACACCTTATAAGGATTTAAAACCAAACACTCCTTTAATTGTTTCATTGCCTAATTTTAGTTACGCAGATGTAAGACCAGAATGGGATGAACTTTTACTAATATGCGAAGAACGAAATATTGATATCCATATAGATTTTGCATGGTTGACTGTGGCAAACGGAGTTGATATTGATGTAGGGCATCCCAACATAAAATCTTTTGCTATGAGTTTGAGCAAATATTGTTGTCAATGGAATAGAATAGGTTTACGTTGGTCAAGACAAAGATCTATGGACAGTGTTACAATAATGACCAGGTACTACGGAGACGTTAACAGCGGATTGATAAGCTGTGGAAATTTTTTGATACATAGAATTCCAAGAGATTATGCGTGGACATACTATGGTAAAATGTACTCACAAATTTGTGAAGATCTAGATCTTATTCCAACAAAACTGATTAACGTTGTGAAAATTAAAGGACAAGATAAACCCATGGGCATAGGACAGCTTTTATCGTCTATGCATCATGCTAATCAAGCTTGACATGTTATCTGTATTTCAACCATGGGATCCTTTACGTATTTGTCTAGTAGGCAAAACGTATCCACCTCAATTTTACAACTTTATTGACAATTCAAATGTACGCGACATCCTTGAAACAATAGCATTAGACACCCAAGAAGATTTAGATTATTTGCAGCGAAAACTTGAATCGTTTCACGTTGATGTAATTAGACCAACAATACAAAATTCTTGCGAGTTTTATAAACGAGGTGACAGATATTTTCCACCACCATTAACTCCTAGAGATGATATATGTGTGATTGACAACAGAGTATTCATGCCGCGGCCCGATGATTTGTATCATTGGCGGTTATTGGAGCAAACAGACTGGAAACAGCAACCTCCCAGAACACACGATGATTGGAATAGTTTACCAAATCATATAAAGAGTAAATTTTCACAATTCATGAATATTAATCGAGTAGAAGATCTGTACTACAGAGACTATTCAGCTTTTTGTAATGTCGAAAAACTGGCAAACATGCATGGCAATGAGATCATATATGATCAAAAGATTGATAGTGCCATGATATGTAGAGTAGGAAAAGATTTAGTTTCGGGACTATGGCCAAATCAAAATCAAGAACAACTACTAGATAAATTGTCGAAACAGTTTAGCGATTATAGAGTGCATATAGTTGATACACAGGGTCATTTAGATGGTGTGTTTACTGTGTTGTGCGAGGGACTTATATTGGCTAACGAAGATTTAGAAGATAGTGTTTTTGAACAACACTTTCCCGGATGGAGAGTCATAAAAATTAAAAACAATAGTTCTAACTTATTTAGGCATTATGAAAAACTTAAAATTAAAAATCAAGGAAAATGGTTAGTCAAAGGCCAAGAAAACAATGATGAATTCATTGATTTTGTTGAAACTTACATTTCAAATTGGCTTGGTTTTGTAGAGGAAACAAGTGTAGGAGTGAATGTTTTAATGGTTGATCGTAACAATATGTTTTGTACAATTGAAGACCCGGAACTGTTTAAAATACTTGAATCCTATAAAATTACTGCACATGTGATTCCGTTTAGACACTATAATTTTTGGGACAGTGGGATACATTGTCTAACTGTAGATTTGCATAGGGACGGGCAGTGTCGCGATTTGTTCCTAGATGCGCAGACTTATCAATAGCTATAAATATATTATATTTGGAGTTAATTTTGCAGAAAAAAACTCGTAGTATTCTTGATGAATTAGCTACATTGCCTGTGTCAAAAGACAGAGACAATTTAGTTGAAAGCAGAGCGGCTCATGTTATACATGGGGCTATTAATCTCATTAATTATATTAAGGAAAATTACGACACAGAAGCAGCAGCCGAACTTGAGCGTAGACTTCTAAACAGTATTAGAGCACAGGATCCTGCCAAATTTGCTCGAGGTGTGCGGAGATTTAAAAATGAAAATTAATGAAATACTTCCTAATCAAGGGATTATAGGACAGACTTTAGGAGCTCAGGCACAAGATATTGGTAGTTTTTATGTGCATGATCGTCCGCAGTATAAAAAAACTCCAACTAAACAAACGACAGTGATTTCTCCGGCAGCCGAGCCGGCCTCACAAGAACCACTAGAAAAACCAGTGGAGCCTAAAAATTTAGAAAAAGAAAAAAAGCAAGAAAAACCAGCTGCTGGTAAACCTAAAGCAGATATAACACCGCAAAAAACAGTGACCACAAAATCAGGACAAAAAATATCAAAAGGTAGCGACGGGTTATGGCGAACACAAGATAATAAAATTATTGATATGCCCGAGTTGGTTAATGCATTAGAAAAACTTGCAGCAGCACCAGCTGGGCAAGCTGCAATGCAAACTACTCCAAAAACTCCGGCTGAAATTCCTTCTAGAAGAAAAAGAGCAAGAAATGTTACTTGAATTTATACAATACATTGAAGAGGCTATAACCGGAAGAACTCCGCACCCCGAAGATGCTATTTTCTTAGGCAGTTCTGCAGTTGCTCAACAAATAAAAGGTTTAAAAGCTGTTATTGCTAATCCAACCAATTTGACCATCAAATGGGACGGGTACCCAGCTTTGATTTTTGGACGCTTGTCAAACGGTAAACTAGGGATGGCTGACAAGTACATGTTTGATAGAGGTGTATTAGTAACTAGCCCACAAGAATGGCAAGAATATGATGAACAAAAAGCCACAGGAAATCTGAGAGGAAGCCTGTATGATGCAGCAGCAAAATTATGGCCTGGGCTTGATGCGGCCACTGTTGCTCCTGGATTTTATTGGGCAGATTTAATGTACGCAGGCAAGCTTATACCTAATCAAGGTGTATATTCCTTTAAACCAAACTTGGTAGAATATCAAGTTGACGTAAATACACCTTTGGGAAAAGTCATTGGGAATAGTGTAGGTGGTGTGGTAGTCCATCAATATTTCAAAAATATTGGTGATACTCCGGTACAATGGAATGGCCAAGGATTACAAAATGTTGCAGGAGGAGTTGCAATAATAAGCCCTACGGCTAACAATAAGTTTAGTCTTAAAACTCCAGTTCAACAAGAAAAAGCTGCTGAAGCAGCATTGTCCAAATACGGTGCTGTAGTAGATGAACTTTTAGCTCCTTTGCCACAAACAACCAGAGACAAAATCAAAACCTACTTTAACAAAAAAATAACAAACCAAACTAATCAAGATTTACACACATGGTTAGAAACACAAATTAGTGCTAAACAATACAACTATCTTGTTGGCCCAAATTTTGAAGGGGTTTTATTTGTCAAAGATAAAAATGGTGAGATTGCAGAAAGTCCGGGATATACTGGACTCAAAACCATTTTCAATACTATGTATGCCTATAAACAAAATTTAGCGGCGCAATTAGCCTCACAAGTTAAAGGTATTAAAGAACTAGTAAACGGACAACCAGCTGGCGAAGGTTTTATATATCCAACTCCACAAGGTTTGGTAAAAATTGTGGATCGACAAGTGTTTAGTGCAGCTAATTTCGCAAAAATGGGCTAGTTGGTATAAATATTAACATGCGATAACACGCAAATAATTAAGGAGAAACAAAAATGGCAATCGGAGTAACTAAAGTAAACGGCGATACAGGTGGCGTAAACAACGTCGATGGTGGTCGCATCCTAACAAACGCAGCAATTATCAGCACTGGTGTTGTTGGTCCAGTTAATGCATACAACTTTCAATTTGTTGCTGGTAATCTAGCAGCAGAACTAAGCCGCGGTACCAACGGTACAGCTGGTGCAGTTGAAACACTATTAACCGCAATTTCTGCTAATGCAAGTATTTTAGCATACCAAGTTGACGTTGGTGCAACAGCAGCTAACACACAACTCAGCGTTGTTACCGAGCGCAGTTCGTGGACCAGCGCAGCGGCAATGCAAGTTGCATTACGTGCTACCCTAGCAGCAAACATTGGTGCAAACGGCCCAATCACAACAACCACTATGGATGTTCGTAACGTTGGTATCAAACTAGCAGCTAGCTAATTTGAACTTTGTTCTTATAAAAAAGCAGACTTCGGTCTGCTTTTTTTATAACCGCCATAAATATTAACATGCGGTAACGCAAATAATTTAGGAGAAATAAAATGGCAATTGGTATTGATCGTAGTGCTGGTTATAAGTATGCCGGCTCAACTGGTGTGTTAAATGGTGTTGCATCAACCAGTCCACTTAATCAAGAAGTGGGACAAAGTGTTGCACTGTATCTCGTAGATGCAGGATTAGATTTAAGTGGTGAAGATGATGCATCAAACGAAGCATTTGAGGCAATTGTTCAAGCAATGCCTGCAGTGTTAGCATATTATGCACACGCTACATCTGGAGCTATCAGTTTTATTTGTGATGGTGTAAATGCTCCTTCGGCATCATCATTGCAGACTGCAATACAAGCTATTGGAACCAAAAAAGGCTCAGTAAACCTAGGTAGTACAACGGTAACTGCTGGTACAAGTTTCGTAGTGGCCTAATTAGAAACACTCTAATAAAAAGCAGACTTCGGTCTGCTTTTTTTATGCATATAAATATCTTTATGTATTTTTATTCTTGTGCAACTTTAGTAGACATTACTGCAACCGGAGTGATAAGACACACTGCCGAGAACGAACTTCAACGCAATCAACAGCGTAATTGGGAAACAGTTTTGCAATGTATAGGCCTAAGAGCTCAGCCCCAATTG